AAATTCAATACACAGTAATCCATAGCAATAGTAAGGGAAATGTTAACTGCTGCTTCACTAGACCAATCGTACTCACCGAAGTTTGCTGATTTTACATAAGCACCTTTGATTACCCATTCGCTAACGATGTCACCTACTGGGCCTAATACGTTTAATACTAAATCTTTTTTATAAAAATCAGAATAACCATCACGGCCTGTTACTGATTCGTGTGCCAAACGAGCCCATTCCATTACAGCTTGAGCACCACTTGGAGTGATTGGATCATAAAGTTCTAAGTTCATATCTTGCCACTTAACTTTACCTTTTACTTTACGGTAAACGTTGATGTGATCTAATATGATTTCACCTGCATCAAATTGAGGTGACGCTGCCTTCTTAATCAAGTATGCCGGAATACCATCCACATACATGATGAAACGGTTTTGCACCTTTGGTTCGAAAGCGGTGAACATTATTTGGTTTGCGTCTAATACAGCCATTTTATGTTAAATTTTGTCTATTAATAAATATTATTGTTTATAACTCTTACGCTGGGAATGTTGCCCCAGTTGGTAATACTGTGAAATCTAACACAATGAATTCTGCTGTTTTACTTGGTTGTAAATAGATTTGACCAACTAATTGGTTTCTATCGATTACATCAGGTGTGTTATTAGAATCATCCATTACCACTTTATAAGCATATAAACCTTGACGTTGTACTACTGATTCTAAGTAAGGGTTTGCAATGCTCATAAATCTGTTTCTTGTAGCTGCTGTATTTTGTTCAAATACTAATGAACGACCTACTTGACCTAAGAAACCTTTCAATGTGATCAATAAACGACGAACGTTAATTCTATCCAATGAAGTTGATTTTTTCTGTAATGTCTTTTGACCAAACGCTACAACACCTTCTCCAGGGAATGAAGCTAATGGGTTAATGTTTGTATCATATAAATTATCACGATCTTCTTGAGATAATCTTCTTTCAGCTCTTAATACTGATCCAATTCCACCGCGGTTTAAACCTGCTGGAGCGAACCATTCAGCACCTACTTGGTCGTTGAACGCGAACACACCACCCATTACTACAGATGGAGGACACCATACAGCCTTACCTAAGTTAGAACTGAATAATTGTACCCATGGGTAATAAGCAGCTCCGTAACTTGAACCATTAGCAGCAGCAGCTGTAACAGCAGCAGCTACGTTAGCTCCGTATGCTGTAGTATCGATAATTGCCATTGAATCACCTCTACCTTCACACACTGCAATTACGTCATCTGAAATTGAACTTAAAGCACCAGTACCTAATGTTACACCAGGAACTAATAATAAGTTAAAGCTATAATCATCTTTATTTGATAATAAAGTTAAAGCAGCTGCATAATCAACAGCAGCAAATCCTTGACAGTTTGTAGCTGCGGTATCATTTGCTTCGAAGAAAGTTGCTGTTCTATTAGTTGCAGCTACGCCACCACTAAATGAACCACTACCTGCTGCTGGTAAATAACCACCAAAAGTTGCAGTTTTGAAATTACCTAAGTTATCAATTGAATCGATAGCGTTGTTTACTGTTTTAACACGCACATATGAAGAACCACCTTGGAAACTACCTGCAATTTCTACTAAGCCTTTTGTAGCGTTGTAAACAGGTTTTGCATCACCTATTACACGAGAAATGAAGTTTGGTTGAGATGGATCTAAAGATAAGTTTGAAAATGTTTCTAAAACATTTTTATTATTTGTGTTGTCATCACCACGACGAACTACTAATGTAAATGTACCTTTTGTACTGTTAACATTGCTTACTTCCCAACGTACGTTCTCTATTGTACCATTTGCTAAAGCACCTGATGTTTCAGAACCACTGTTGTTTGCAATGTCACCCCACTGAGTAGCCTCTAAAGTAAAGGCAGCAGTTGCGTTTGATACTGCGGCTGCTGATGAACTAGCGTAAGTGTCGTAAGAAGAACCACTAATGATTTTTGTTACTAATAGTGTATTTCCACCGTTATTGAAGTATTCTTTAGCAGCTAATGATGTCCAATATTCATAGTAGTTACTTCCACTTTTAAATATATCACCAAAAACTGATAAATATTCACTGTAAGATGTTACAACTGTTGGTGCTACTGGATTACCTTTAACTGTAGGACCAACAATAGCAGCTCCAACCTCTTGAATACCTCTTTGTACTAAACTCTTGTCGTTTTCGCGAGTAAAAACGCCTGGAGAGATAATTTTTTCTGCCATAGTATTTTTAATTAATTTGATTTAAATTATTCTGATAATAAATATTCGGAAAAATACGTAACCGATTGGGATTATGGTAAAATCTCACCTGTCTGGATATCTAAATTTCCTTCTCCGTATTTTTCACGGATTTCAGTAAGATAATCATCTTGACGTTTATAGTTAGATAATATATCCGTACAATCCTGCTAATTCACTATCAATTGTTTTTAATTGATTTTCTAATTCGTATTTTTCATATTGTAATTGACCAATTTCAAATATTGTTTTTGAATATTGTTCACGAAGTTGGTTGAGATCAACCATTTCTTGTTCTGTAATTTTCTTCATATTATTTTTCCCATTTATTTTTTGGACAACTTTTTTCTACAGGACTGAATACTTTTTTATTTAAAGGGCACCCGCAGGCACCACAATACCAAAAATTCATTACATCTTGATGAGTTTTATGTTCACATCCGTCACACACTGATAAACGATGTTCTGCTATTAGTTTTTGTTCGGGGGTTGGGTTAGCCGCTGCTATCCATGCTTTGCCTATTTCTACTAATTTGTTCATATACCTTAATTTAATAAAGAAAAGCCCCTAAACTAGAGGCTATTTCTTCACTTTATATAGAGGGATTAGTCTTCAACTTTAATCAATTGGAAGAATGTTTGATAATTACCTTCTGTTTCTACATGAGCGAAATCGCTGATGTTGAAAGGCTTATATTCTAATTCTCTTTCTTGACTTAATAAATCGTTGTATTCTCTTTGAAATTCAAAGAAATCTTGGTTTGGTTCTGCTTTGAATTTTGGGTTACCTTCTTCGTCGACACCATCTTCTACTTTGATAGATGGAGACAGTTGGTATCCGCCACTTTCATCCGTTGAACCATACTTCATAATTAATTCATCACGAAGTTTGTTAATTGATTCCTTTTCAGAAGTCAATTTTTTATTTAAATCCGTAATCCAATACTTAGTGATCATATTAAGTTTTTCACCTAATAGACCTTTAGAAATTGTTTCACCTGTTTGTTGGTTTACTAAACCATTAATTTCAGCTTCGAGATTTAAAAACTCGAATAATTTTAGACTAATTTTTTCCATAACTGTAGTTGTTTCTTATTTTGTTTTCTTTGTTACTTTTTGTTTTGGTGCAGTTTCAGGTTTTGGTGCTTTTGCTTTTTTAGCTTCAGCAACTACTTCTTTTACTTCTTTAACAACTTCTTTAACTGCTTCAATTTTTGATTCAATTGCATCAGGAATGTTGTTGTTGTTTGCATCGGC